CCGGGGGCTCAACCTCTGGACGGTTGAAACCGGGACACAGGTCCTGACGGCTGGGACCAACACCTACAATCTGCCCATCGATACGGTTGACCTGATCGAGACCATGCTGCGTACCGGCACCGGAACGAATCAGCAGGACTACACCCTGACGAAGATTTCGGTATCGTCCTACGCCACCATCGCCAACAAGCTGGTGACGGGGCGCCCGGTGCAGGTTTACGTCAACCGCCAGATCACCCCGACCTTCACGGTCTGGCCGACCCCGGATGCTGCCCGGACCTACACGCTGGCCTATTGGCGGCTCCGTCGCATTCAGGATACCGGCACCCCGGCCTCCAACGTGATGGACATGCCGTTCCGCTTCATGCCTGCTCTCATTGCTGGCTTGGCTTATTATGTGGCGATGAAGAAAACCTCGGCCATCGACCGGGTGGCTGGGCTGAAGGCGATCTACGAAGAGCAGTGGCAGTTGGCTGCGGACGAGGACCGGACGAGGGCTTCCTTCCGGTTCGTGCCGTTCATCCCCCAGAGGCTATGAAATGACGAGCCGGTTTGCCGCTGGCAGGAGGGCCAAGGGTACTTGCGACATGTGTGCGGGGGTCTTCCTGCTCCATGAGCTTCGTCCGGAAATCTACAACCAAGCCCCCACCGGGTTTCTGGTCTGCTCCAGTTGCTGGGATTTAGACAACCCTCAGCTTCAGTTGGGCAAGTTCCCGATCAACGATCCTCAGGCTCTCCGGAACCCCCGTGTCGATACCAACCTGATCCAGAGCCGACAACTTTGGGGATGGTCTCCAGTAGGTAATGCGTCCACCCAGTCTCAGGTATATGCTGGGTTCGTTAGCGTAAATGGTCAGTTCCAATTTCCCAATACTCAGGAGAATCCGTGATGGCTAAGGGTAAATTCGAAGATTCCAAGAAGGACAAGGATCAGGACAAGAAGCTGGCCGCCAAGAAGGGCATGAGCTTCAAGGCTTGGGAGAAGTCCCCGATGGATGCGAAGCATGACCGGCAGGGTTCCATGAAGGGGCTCAAGGCTGGCGGCAAAGTCAAAGGCAAGCGTTAGGAAAGGAAAAGGGATATGGCCGATCCAGAGATCGCCAAGCGCAATGCGCGCCGTAACTACAAAACGACGGCAAACAAAGAGTTTGACGCCGCAGACGCGCGCAAGCTCGATGACAGCGAAGCCAAAAACTACGCCCGTCTGACAGCCGAAGGGAAGGGGCTATCTGGCGCGGACCCATTTCGTCGTATGCTCAACCGGGAGACTAATCGCCAACTGGAAGGCGGTAAAGGTAACCGTTACACGACGACCAAAGACAAATGGACTAACGACCGTTTTGAATACGCTAAGGGCGGCGGTGTCACCCGTTTCAAGGACGATCACTGTGGCCACCACGACATGAAGCGTGGCGGTCCCGTTAAAGGCAAGTGTTAGGAGAACGACAATGGCAAAAGCAAAAGGTGTTACCAGTGCGGCGATGAAGTCTGTCGGTCGCAACATGGCTCGGGCGAATAACCAGAAGTCTTCGGCCAAGGTGCCGATGAAGTACGCCAAGGGCGGGAATGTGAAGGCTCCCAAAGAGATGGTCCCTCCGTCTGGCAAGATGGGTTCCATGAATGGCATGGGCATGGACGACAGCGGCTTTGGTTCCGGCACTGCCCGTGGCGGCAAGGCCCAGACCAAGGGCAAGGCTTTCAAGGGATCGTTCTAACCTAACCCCCAGAGGGGATGAACCGTGGCTTGGACATACACTACGCTGAAAGCTGCTATCGAGTCCTATCTGCAAAACTCCGAGACGGAGTTTGTCGATACCTATATCGATGTCGCCATCAGGCAGGCTGAAGACCGGATTTCCAAGTCGGTTATCCTCCCCGCAAATCGGAAGCATGATCTGATCAATCTACCAAGTGGCTCAACCACGGCTAATCTTCCTTCTGATTTTCTGGCTCCATTCGAACTCAGGATCAACAACGCTGGGGACTTCACGCACGTTGACTATTCCGATGTGTCCTACATGCGTTCGGCGTTCCCTAACCCGCTGATGGTTGGGGTGCCCCGCTGGTATTCGATGTTCGATGCGACATCCATCATCTTGGCACCCACTCCGACGACTGGTCTGAGAGGGTGGCTTAACTACTTCCACAAACCCGAGTCCATTGTTACTGCCGGGACTTCATGGCTTGGCAGTAACGCAGAGAACTGTTTGCTCTATGGCTGCTTGGCAGAGGCTTACACCTTTCTCAAGGGCGACCCTGACCTGATGAAACTGTACGAGGAGAAATATCAGGTTGCTTTGGCTGATCTGAAGAAGCTTGGTGAAGGTATGGACCTCGGTGATGCATATCGAATGAACGAGCGTCGGGTGACTGCATGATTCAGCAGACCCCCACGGCCAGTTTCAGACAACAATTGCTGGAGGGCGTGCATGATTTCCGCACGACCGGGAACGTCTTCAAAATTGCCCTCTACTCCAGTTCCGCCACGCTTAACTCCTCGACCACGGCCTATTCATCCTCCGGGGAGGTTAATGTTTCCGGCTACACGGCGGGCGGGGCGACCCTGACCAACGTGAACCCTTCCTCCAGCGGCACCACTGGATTTACAAGCTTCTCTACGGTGACATGGGCGGCCAGCGGACTGACCGCTCGCGGTGCCTTGATCTACAATTCAGATGCTGTGGGGTACACCAACCCGTCCGTCATGGTTCTGGACTTCGGGATGGATCGTTCTGACCTGAGTGGGGTTTTCACGATTACCTTCCCAACCTTTAATTCCTCATCTGCGATTATAAGGGTTAGTTAAATGCCCAGTACATACTCGACCAATCTCAAGCTGCAATTGATGGCCACGGGCGAGGACAGCGGCACTTGGGGCGTCAACACCAACAACAACCTTGGCACCCTGATCGAGGAGTCCATTGTCGGTGCTGCTACGGTTGCCATGGCAGACGCCAATCAGACCATCACGACCCCTGATGGGGTCACGGGAAGTGGTCGCCATGTCTATCTCAATTGTACTGGAGCCCTGACAGCCAACCGCAATCTGGTTGTTCCGACATCGAACAAGAACTACGTCGTTACCAATTCGACCACGGGTGGGTTCTCCATCGTGGTCAAGACGACAGCCGGTACGGGTATCACTATAGGTCCCGGCTTGAAACGGTATGTTTATGCTGATGGAACCAACGTCGTAGAGGCGATCAACAGCGTTGGTGATCTTACTGTTGCGGGTACTCTCGGTATCTCCTCACTGTCAACTCCGGGTAACGCTACAATCGGCGGCAACCTTGCTGTCACCGGCACGACGACGCTGACGGGCAATGCCACGATGGGAACCGTGACTGGAGCCAGCTTCAACAAGACTGCAATCACTGCCCCGGCGACCGGGTCTACTCTGGCTATTGCTGACGGCAAGACGTTGACGGTCAACAATACCATGACGTTGATTAGTACTGACGGAGCTTCCATTAACTTCTCCACGTACTTACCGCCCGGAGTGTTTATGCCTTATGGGGGAGCGGCTGCTCCTTCAGGCTGGTTGCTATGCGATGGGTCCGCCGTGAATCGAACGACCTATTCGGCGCTCTTCACTGCTATTGGGATTGCTTACGGCGCGGGTAATGGAACTACTACGTTTAATATACCGGACATGCGTGGTCGCGTTGCTGCTGGCAAGGATGACATGGGCGGTTCGGCAGCCAGTCGTCTGACTTCCACGACCATGACGCCAGACGGGACTACGCTGGCTGCTGTGGGCGGAAGTCAGACGCACACACTAATCACCGCAGAACTTGCGGCTCACAGCCATAGCGTTACGGACTCGGGGCATACCCACAGCATAACCCAGAGCGGCAACACGGGTTCAAACGTCTTTATCGGCGGAAGCGGCGGCGGCAATTCGTTGTGGTCTTTGGCGGCGGCTGCGACCGCCACCAATTCGAACACCACCGGAATTACTATTCAGAACGCAGGAAGTGGATCAGCTCACAACAACGTGCAGCCTACTATTATTGCGAATTATATTATCAAGGCTTAACAGATGCTTACTCCTCTGAAATTTAAGCCGGGGATCGTCAAAGACCTGACCAGATATGCCAACGAGACTGGCTGGTTTGATTCCAACTGGGTTCGGTTTCGTATGAGTCTTCCGGAGAAGATGGGGGGCTGGCAGAAGTATTCGACTTCTGTATTTCTGGGGATTTGCAGGGCTCTCATCAACTGGACGATTCTAAGTGGAAGGCAATACTTCGGACTCGGAACCAACCTGAAGTATTACATTAATTCTGGCAGTGGTTCTTATACTGACATTACTCCAATCCGCAGAACAGTTACCTTGGCAGCCGATCCGTTTGCCACCACCAT